AGAATGCCGGCGGAGCCAGACTCAAACAGCGAGCCAAGCTCCAAGCCTGCCTTGCCGAATAGCTTGGTAAGGTACTGCGCACGCTCTGCCGCGCTGCCGATTGTTTTGTAGTGGTCGGCAACGGCAAGAATGCGCTGGTCGCCTGACATTCCAGCAAAGGCGGCATCCGACGACTTGTTGAGCTTGAACACTGCCTTGGCCAGCGCGTCAGAATCAACACCAGCAAGCTCTGCCGCACGCTGGTAGCCGACAAGGTTTTCGGTTGAAATGCCAAGAGTGCGGGAAAGTTTTGAGGTTGCGTCTACGGCTTCAAGCTGATTCTTTACCAGCGCCGAAACAGCAGCAGCGGCAACGCCAGTGACAGCCGCGCCATACTTGGCAATCGTTGTAACGTGGCCGGCAAGGTCGCTGGAAAATCGCGAGGCGATGCGCGTGGCTTTCTTGAAGCCTTTCTCAAAGTCGCCAATTTTGGCGGTAAGGCTAACCCCGAGTGTTGCTACTGTTTTTGCCATAGAGTTTCTTCAGTATCGCCCTTGCGCTTATGGGGTCGTATTCGTTGGTTTTCTGCTTCTTGCCGAATTCAGGCATAAAGTCTTTCAGTGTGAACTTGCCGCCGCTTTTCTTCATTCCGTTAGCACTGGCAATGGTCATACAGGCAATGGCGTTGCGAACGTCCGCCCTTTCCTCACCGAATGGCTCAATTTCAAAGTAAGCCATCCACTCATAAAGCAACTTGATTGGAGCGCCGGCCAGCATTGCATCAGGGTCGTAAAAGCCAAGTTCCTTGGCCAAACGAAACTGGAATAGCCTTACTGGTCGGCTTTGGAGTTTTTTATTGTGTCCTCACCGTCAGTGAGGCCGGAGACTTCCAAGGCGGCGGTTGCGAATTCAGCAAGGAAGGAAAAGGATGCGAGCTTGCGCACTTCGGCGGGGTCAGTATAAAGCTGTTTGCCGGCACTGTCGCAAAGGCAGCAGACCACCAGCAACGCGCCTATTTCCGACATCAGCGTAGGATCTGCTCCTACCTTGCTGGTCAGTTCAATCACGCGGATCGCTTCCGCGCTGCCGTTCAAATTGCGAATGAATACCGATTCACCCGCGACTACTTTTTCGTGCAGTTTCAAGCCAAGCATAATGCCTCCTGAGTGCATACCTGATAAAGCTGTTGCGAAAAGCCGGTCAGGGTTCCGGCCTTGTCGGACGCTATCCTATTCGCAACATTTCGATTATGAGTAAGTCGGTGCCGTGCCGCCGTTTGCGCCGCCATCGAACTGGAACACGTAAGTCCCGGTGATGATGTCTTCCAGCGGATGCTCCGAAGAACGCGACACAATGAAGCCGGTCCCGGTTAGAGTCTCGGCAGTTTCAGAGCCGGCAGCATCAGGGTCAGGCCATGTGATCGTGATCGTGCCTACAGTGGCGCCAACAGGCGGAGGGTTACCGGGGTCATACTGGAGCTGCACAGTGACCGCTGGCGGCATTTTCAAAGCGCCGCCGATCAACTGGCGCCAGCCAGTGGTTGAAAGTGTCGTGACATCAAGCACCGGCACTTCCTCACCATCAATGGCAAAGCTGGTAGCAAGGCCAGTAAACGAAATCGTAGCAAATGCGATTGTGCAACCTGTACCGTATCTTGCGCGTGCTGGTTGTATGTTGCCTCTGTGATAAAGACGGCAAACAGCTTTACACTGACCCTGCCGAAGTTCGTAAACTCGCCTCGTTTTCCTTCCTTGCTGAATTCGCCACTGCCGCGTTGGAAGTGTCTGGATTGACTGACGGTGAGGCAGTACTAAAAAACTCCGCAGCCGACCAGTAAGGCTATTTCAGTTTCGATTAGCCAAGGAATTAGGCTTTTATGATCCTGATGAAATGCTGGCCGGCAGTCCGATAAAGTTGCTGTATGAATGGATGGCGTACTTTGAAATAGAACCGTTCGGAGAAGAACGGGCAGACGTTCGCAATGCCATTGCTTGTATGACGATTGCAAGTGCTGGCGGGATGAAAAAGGGCGGGCATGGACGGTTCACTCTGAAAGACTTTATGCCGGAGTTTGGCGAAAAGCAGAACTCAAAAGAGTATGATGCACAAAGCGCAAGGGCGATACTGAAAAAACTTTATGGCAAAAACAGTAGCAACACTCGGCGTTAGTCTGACGGCGAAGATTGGCGACTTTGAGAAGGGCTTTAAGAAGGCCGCTCGGATTGCTTCGCGCTTTTCCAGTGACCTTGCTGGCCATGTTGGCACGATTGTTAAGTACGGCGCGGCGGTCACTGGTATCGCCGCTGCTGCTACTTCGGCATTGGTGAAACAGCAATTAGAAGCTGTCGATGCCACTTCCAAACTCTCCCGCACGCTTGGCATTTCAACTGAAAACCTTGTGGGCTACCAGAGGGCGGCAGAGCTTGCTGGTGTCGATTCGGATGCACTGGCCAAAGCCGTGTTCAAGCTCAACAAATCCACCGAGGCGGCGTTTACCGGCATGTCAGGCGACCAGCGCTTGCTCGCAGTTGCCGACACGTACCAGACAATTGGAAGCGCAGCGCAAAGGGCGCAATACCTAACCAAGCTGTTCGGCAAGGCAGGCTTAGAACTCGGCTCCCTTTTTGAAAGTGGCTCCGCTGGAATTCTGCAAGCGCGCAAGGAAACCGAAAAGTTGCGTACTTCGTTTACAGCACTTGAGGGCATCAGAGTAGAAAACGCGCTGGACGCATTCAGCACAGCACAGCAGGCAATTAGCGGAATGGCGCAACGGATAGGCATAGAGCTTGCACCATTAATTCAGGTGGCGGCAAACCGGCTAACAAACTTTGCAACAGGCTGGAATGTTGCGGGCGATGCGTACGCCAACTTTATGAACTATGTGGGTGAATCAATAGACGGGCTTTATAAGATGTTCCAGACGTTGCGATTCCTATGGAATACATTTTCTGGCGTAGTTAAAAATTTCTTTAATACCGTTATATTGATGCCTATCCGGGCAATAGTTGAAACGCTCGACAACGCATTAAGCAAGATGGGGATAAACACCCTGAGCCATGCAAGCGGAGCACTTGCTGCACTGACAAAAGCATTTTCAGAAAGCACCGATGAATCGGCAGCAGCGATGCAGGATGCATTCGATAAGATTTCAGCCAATGGAAGCCCGATTAAAAAATACTTCCAAGGCATTGTTGATGAAGCTGAAAAGATAAAAGACTTAGAAGGCGCTGTTGTTAACCTTGGGAACGCTACAGGTGGTGCCGCTAGTGGCGGATCGTCTAGCGTTGTCGCCACGGCAGTAGGAAAGATAACGGAAGATGTTGGCGCTGCAATTCAAAGCGTGAAAGATGCTATCGCTGGAATGTCAGCCGAAGATAAAAAGGCTTACATTGGTAATGCTATCGACCAATTGAAGGAAAGGAAAAGTTACATTGAAGATGCAAGCTCAGCATTCGCAAGGCAGATTGATTTAAGCCGCGTTGCAATTGGTGGAGTTAGCGCATCAAGCGTAGGAGATGGAAGCAAAAGCGTCGTTGAGCAATTGAAGAAAACAAATAGCTATCTGTCGGTAATGGCGAGCAATGGCAGGGCGGTAGTGATATGACGATCAATGTAATTGAAGATGTTGCTAATGGCGCGTCGTTTTCGATTACGCCTAGCGGGTTCAAAGCATCGCGCATTTTCATGGCAGAATGTAACGACAACGAGACAATGCTGGACGTTCTGGAAAACGTATCTATCCCGCAATACAACAGCGTTTACCCCGGTACTGGCCCCGGCAATTACTTTTCACTGTACCTTTTCGCTACTGATATAACTTGTGCGCCTGCTGAAGCGGACCACAGCGTATTCATCGTTACTGTGAATTACTCGTTTGAAAGTGCTGGCGATGAATTGCAATCTGATGACCCGGACGCTTGCACTATTCAGGTCGGGTCATCGCTGACCTCTTCAAAAACTTCATTCGACAAGGACGATGTAAAGTTAACGGTGACGTTAACGGGCCAGCCGGATCAAGTTGGAGAAGTTGACATTCAAGTGCCGGAAACGGTTGTTATGTTCGAGCGCAAGGAGGCAACAAGCCCGCTTTCAAAAGCGAATACGTACAGCGGGAAAGTTAACACGTCCTCTCTAGGATCATATGGCCAGCGCACGCTGCTATGCCTTGGTATTGACGGGACTTCAAACGATGGGGGGCGTTCGTGGATTGTGACGTATCGCTTTCAATACCGGCCTGATACTTGGGACGCCACCATTGTTTACATTGATCCTGAGACTGATAGGCCGCATCCGGATATAAACCTTGGCACGCTTGATGGTGTGATAGTTGAGCAGATTTACCAGACCGCCGACTTTGATTCGCTGGATTTACCTTGGTGATGTATGCCGGATAACAGAGGCACAAGAATCAGGCCATTCAAGTCAGGCGCAACTGCCCTATCTGCACGCCATTTGAATTCGATTGTTTCCACTGTTAACCAGTTATCGACAAAGCTGGCGGCACCGACTCAGCCTAGACCGTATAGCAAGGGCAGTTCCGTTATCGTGCTGGAGCTTGTCGAGCACTTCGATGATTACCTTGAATGCGTTGATGCTGCTGCTGTTACTGTTTACGTTGCAAAGCCTTTTGAGTTGCGTAGCAGTACGTTTGACGGGCTGACTGTTGACGGCGTGACATACGCCTACACAAGCGTGAGCGAGCGCGAAGCCACAGACGGCGTTGATACTGAGACGCAATTTATCACACCGAACTATCGCGTAGGCGCTGAAATCTTTGCTGTAAAAGTCAGAGGCGGCACCGGAGTAGTCACAGCGGAGCCTGCTGATATTCTCTATGTGGAAATCAACCAAGGCCGCGCTTGGGCTTGGGACGGCATAGTGTAGTGGCTGACTCGCGAACGACATATATTCGCTCTGCCCTTGGCGCTTTCATCCAGTCTCCGCTTGGTGCGCGCATTTGCAATACATACCTGACGATTACCGTTGTTCCTGTATACCTTGAGGACGCTGGCGCATATGGGATCCTTGGTAGCAAGTTCGGCGCTACCCAAGGCACCGGCACGCTGATAATCAGCAACACGCCAGCCGGTGACGATATTGCGGTAACGCAAACCGTTACAACGTGGGCAGACGATGAAATCACGTTCACGTTTGACGCTGGCACTATACCTGTTGGCGCTACCGTGTGGATTGAGGTAACTGGCGACAATGGTCAAAATGACGTTGCTGTTTCTGTTTACTCTCCGCCAGTTGGCACGGTAACAGACCCAGAGACTCTGGTATTTGCAAACGACCAGCTTATATGCAGTCTTGAAACAGGCCAGCCCGAAGATTGGCAAGCCGCGTATGCGTGCGGGACTGCATTTGGATCATGGGGAGAATTAACCGATCTTGGATATATACCCAGAAGAACCCCAAGTTTTATTGAAGGCATTCATACTGCTGTTGTTAATTCTCCCGGTGCCACGTTTATTGGTGCCACGTCAGGGCTTGTTTTTGACCCCGGCCCGCTTACTATTTCCGGCAGTCGTCATACATATTGCAGCCCATCGGAAGGGATGGCCGCCACCATAAGCAGGAGCAATGTGGCGATATTTAGGTCTATAGCATCTCCTCCGTTGACACCGCCTTCATGCCCAAGCCACGGATGGACTGATACAGAAGATGTTTATTTTGTCCCGAAGTATCCCGTATCCACAGGCATCATTACTCCGGCAGATGATGCAATATTCTTCTATTACGAGGAGGTATCTTTTAGCGCGTACGCGTACGACTCAACCGGAGACATTAGCGCTGATATTGTTTGGAGTTATGGGGGCGATAATTGGATTGATCCAGCTATTGGTGATTTCGGCACCGGAGCTACAGCAACATTGTCGCTTGAAGGATTGAGCGGATTTATTAGCGTTGAGATTTCTGTTGAAAGCGCACGCGGGCAGCGGAAATTTGCAAACATGACTTTTTCAATTGTTGAATTGGGGCTTGCCGAAGTATTCCCGCTTATGGGTAGTGAAGACGGCGGCCAGCGAGTCGTTGTTATTGGCAGCGCATTCAGAGAATCAACAGAAGCAACGCTTGATGGGAATGCAATAACAGACCTTGTTCTGATATCTGATGAGGTTATGCAGGGTAACACCCCCGCAGGCACCGGCTTTGTTTTTGGTGAAGTGGTGGACGGCACGTTCTCATTTGAATCGGAGGCTGAAATATTCACCTACGATGCAGTGGAAAACGTATCCATCAAAGGAGTGATACCAGCGACCGGAACTGTGGCCGGCGGCACGGCTTGCGAAATCATCGGCACAGGCTTTGATGCCGACTTTGTTGTTTACTTTGGTTATTACAACTTGTTGGCTGATTCCATCGTATACAACGAGGACAAGGAATATTACGCCTCCGACTTTTCCGCAGGCGTAGACGGATGGTCTGGCACAAACGGCACGGCTGCCGGCAACATTGACGGCATAAGCGGCAACGACAATGTGTTACGGCTTACCGTTGGCGGCTCTGGCGGCGTCACCACTTGGCGCACATAAAGAAGCTCTCCAGAGGCTGCGGCGTTGATTGTGGCGCTGGTGCCGTCCATCGCAAAAACGCTTAACCGATCGGTGGTTACAAACGAG